GAGAAGGGGGAGGCCTCAGTGCCTGTGGCTGCACCAACGATACGCACTGACCAGAGGTCCTCCGCAACGTCCTGCAGCTCAACCGTCGTCCCGCGAATACCGCCGGTCGAGCTCCCGTTGAACGAGATCGTGTCAGAAGCTGCGACGGTCCCAAAAAGGGACGCAGAGGCATTGGTGTCGTTGGCCACAAGGGCCATGCCCGCCATGACATCGGTGGCGTCCGCCGCCGTGATCGTGGTGGCGTTCGATGTGATCGTCGTCTGGACGAAGAAGCGGTAGCTGTTGCCGCTGCCTGTCGCGGCGGGCAAGGTCAGGGCCTGACCTGCGGCGCGGTCCAGAAGGACAGTGCGGCCAGAGTGGTCGTCGGGGGTGACCGCTGCCGTTGCCGCCGTGAGGGGGGTCAGTGAGTCTGGGCCCGAGATGAAGCCTGCTTTGGCAATAACAGGACCCGAAAATGTCGTCTTACCCATAATGGCATCCTGTCTGGGTTAGGTCAGCGGCGCGATGCACGCTGTCAGGGATGGCCAGAGGGTACACTATCTCTCGGCAAAAGAAAAGGCCCGCCGAAGCGGGCCTCCTGTAGCCTAAGTGCTTGATATTGCTATCAGGCTCCCGGAGAAGCGTAGATGCCCAAGGGGTCGCTCACCCCGAAGCTGTAACGTTCGCGTGCTTTATAACGCACGTTCCCGGTGTCGAAGTCTCCGTCCATCGCCGTCGTCATCGCCGCCCGAACAAAGTGCTTCATCCCGTTCGGCACGTCAGTTGTAAGGAACCACGCGTCAGGGTCAGTCAGGTAGTGGTTGACGGTGTAGCCTTGAGGGATCGAGCCGTTGGTCTTCAGCGCGTTCAGGTCGTTATCGGCTGTGCCGACACGCAGCTCCGTCTGCAGCAGACGGGTTGCAACGAACATCGAGCCCGGCGCGATAATCAGCTTGCGCGGCATTGCCGCGATCATCAGGCCACGCTCGTCGACGAACCCCGCAATGTCGATCACAGCCTGCTCGAGAGCCGTCTCGTTCAGGTCGACCGCAACAGCAGGTCGGTTGGAGTTGGTCACGCCCGACACCGTCGGATGAGCCGTCGAGAACAAGGTAACACCATCGCCCGAGTTGAACGTGGTGAAGCCCGTATTCAGCAGCGACGCCGCCTTGACCTGCTTGGTATAGGCCATGGCACGAGCGAGCGCCTTGGTGTACCGGCTGGACAGGGAGTCGTAGAGGTTGTCTTCCATCGCCTCTTCGGTGATGGCGAAACCCATCGCCACCGTCTCATGGACGTAACGCGCAACGTAGGACTCTTGCGCGTTGTCGTAGGACAGTGCGCTCCCTTCGCTCTTGGTGGGAGCAGCGCCGAAGCCCGACAGCTTCAGCTCTTCTTCAAACGACCGCTCGGAGTTCTCGGTCTCGTAGATCTCCGAATGCTCGTCTTCGTACTTCGCATATTCCAGACCGAACAAGGCGTTCAGTCCGGGGAGAAGTTCTTTGAGGGCCTGTGCCCGTGAAATTGCCATGGTCAGTCCTCCTCAAAGGCCAACAGCGTTGGTCATGCTGTGGTAACCGGGGTTAAACTTGACCAGAACGTCTGGAAAAGCGTCAGTCAGCGGGGATACCGCCGACACGATGCGGAACGCCGCGGTCGTGGTGACCGTGGTGGATTCCAGCGCCGAGGTGGACACGCCCGTCACAACACTGCCAGTCGAAGTGGACTGGGCGGCGGCGAAGAAGGTGTTGGCCCCGATGTCCGTCTGGTCGGCCACGCCGTCCAGCTGAACTTGGAACAGGACGTTCGGGTCATCGACGACGAACGCCTTGATCTGAGTGCCTGCGGGTGCAGCATAACCCGACGGGTAATACTGCGCGAAGATCAGCTGCCCTTGCGCATTGATGTACTCGCAACCCATGAAGACGCCCAGCGAACCCGTGAGGTTCGTGCCGGTCGGCAACGCGTTGGCGCCACCATTGGCGCCAGTTGCGGTAGACAAAGCAAGGAAGCCGTCCGCGCCGATGTGTACGACCTGTCCGTAGAACAGGTTCGTACCTTCACCAGCAGGGTCGATCAGGTACTGGGACATAGCCCCAGCATAAGCCATACCATCAGCGCGCTTTACGGGCTTCAGGCCATAGGGGGCGGCAATAAGTGCCATTTCTCATCCTCCAGAATAGTACTGAGGAGGCAAGGTCAGCCCTTGCCAAACGAATTGCGGGACGAACGCTCTGGCGCGAGCACAGGCATCCGTGGGTCAGACTCCTTCATGTAGTTCCGGTCCACTGCATCCATCTGGGCTTTCGCCTGTTGGGCTTGACCGTCAACACGTCGGGCTGCCTGCTTGTCGGGGATGCTGCAGAGCAACAGGCCTCCAACTTCGATGTTCTCCGGGAACCGGGAATCCACGTCAGACATGATCTTCAGTTCGGGGAACTCGGTGGCCTTGACAGGGACGTAGCCTTCACGAAAGCGGCGCGAGACGTTTGCCATGTCAGAGTGGCCAGTGGAAGAAGTGCGAACCCAGCGGAAATGGATGCCATCTCGCGGTTCGGGGGAGGGGAGCATAGACTCGCGTTTCCACGGCTTTTCGTGGGCTTCGGCGTCTCGTGTCTCCGACTCTCGGGGGGTACGATCAGCCATTCTTCAGCTCCTTGATGATCTGCGCCGCATACTGTTCTGTCGTCAACCCGAGTTTCTTGGCGAGAGAAACCTGAGTTGCTGTCAACGTGATCTTGCGCGGTGCTGCTGCGGTACTTCTACCGCCGGGGGCCACCACGGAGCCCGGCTGCTTCCGAGGCGTTGACTCCTCAGAAGACGGAAACTTATCCGGGAACCGCTGTCGAATAGCGGTATCTATATGAGTATAGTACGCTTCACTGTCTGGCGCAACACCTTCTCGGATCGCCCGCTCATGGACGCCGAACGCGAGGGCTGTCATCTCCGTATCCTCGCCGAACCAAGGGTTCGCTCCGCTCCATGCTTGTGCACGGGCAGAGGGCTTTGCCACCGCTGGGCGAGCCGCTTGTGGCGCCGGGGTGGGGGCTGCTTGCTGCGGCGCGGGCGGCCGGTACGACGAGAGCCGCCCTTCTTCGCCCTTGAGGTCTGCGAGCTCGGAGCTTGCCGTCACGAACGCTTCGGAGTCACCCGCATCATAGGCGGCCTTCATCTTGGCCTTCACCCGCTCCAGCTCGGCTTTTACGCGCTCCTGCGCCTGCGACATGAAGGCTGCGTCACCGTCGGAGAGGCGCTTGCGGTAACCAGCGATCTCTTCCTGCTGTCGCTGGGCGTAGGAAACAGCCTCGTCCCGCAGGCGGGCAGACTCTTCCGCACGGCGGCGCTCTTCGTGGTACTCGTACTTGAGCTTGCTGATGCGCTTCTTCACGCCCTCGGAATACTGCTCCAGATCGTCGTCTTCAGGGATATCCGGCGTGGCGCCTTCGGCGCGGCGCGGGCGGCCCTTGTCATCCGCAGGTGTGTCGTCGACAATTTCGATCTCGAAGTCGTCGTCTTCAGCGGGCTTTTCATTGGTATCGGTCATGCGCGGCTGTACCCCCGTGGGTCTTCGACGACCGCTTCCACGGTATCGTCATTGATGATGCGGAACTCCCTGCCGTGCACCTTGAAGCGGGTGCCGGAATACGAGCGGAAGATAATGAAGTCCTCCGCTTTGCACCAAGGCCCACCGGGAAATTTCGTTTTGTCTGCGTAGGCGTCATCGCCCAGCGCAAGAACGTACCCGATGACAGAGGCGGTCCCTTCCGCGTCGCGGCGCTCATCAGGGATGTGCACCCCGCCTTCAGTCGTCTTGCTCATTTCGGGGACGGCGATCAAGAGCTTGTAGCCCTTGGGGACGGGAAGTTTTGCGCGCAACTCCTCGTCGACTTTTTGGTCAGATGGCGTAATCATGGTCTCTCCGCGGTGTTCAAGGTACACCGTTACCTAGCGTGGGTTTGTCCCACGGTATGGGGTCGTATGGTAGTGGGAAGCAGTTTATTCTTCAAGCTGCTTCTTTTCGATGTCAGCGAGCTCCGCCAGCACCATATCCAAGACCCCGATGGCTCCCACTATCTTGGAGTAGGCCGCATGGTCGACGGCCCCCCCTGCAGCCAGATGGTCCGCGAGGTCGTTACGCTGCAGGGTGAATACGTGGCGGAGGCGGTCAACGGTTTCCATCAGGTTTTCCCTTATTCTTTGCCAACTCCTTGGCGATGTCGATGCCCATGGCGAGCCCCTTGGCCTTGTCTTCGCGTGTCGCGTTGGTCGCGTCCTCTGCAACCCGCACCCCAAGCCGCGCGCCCTCGCGCTTGTCCTCGGCTGCGATCCGCTCCCGCTGGACGGCAGACGCGTCGGCGGCCTTCAGCGTGTCGAGTTCGAGGCGCTTGGCCTTGATCTCCGCATCGAGCTTGATCTTCATCTCGTCGAGCTCCAGCTCCTTCAGCTGGATCTGTGTGAGCGGATCTTTGGCCACCTTCTCGGCCTGCTGCTGCGCGGCCTCGGCCTGATTTTTCTGCAGGAGCTTGCCCGCTGCCGCAGCCACGAGCCTTGAAAGCCCCAGCTCGACGTCCTCGGGCAGGGGCTCGTCCTCGGCGGGCAGGGGCACACCCAGCTGGGCTTCCAACGCCTTGCGGTATCCCAGCGCCACGTGCTCTGTGATATGCGCAGCCAAGGCGCTCTTGATTGCCCCGGCGAACGGGGACTGGCCGACGATCTGCGCCAACTTGGGGTCCTGCGCCGCAGCCATGTGCACTGCGATGTGGGCCTCATGGTCCTGATAGAGGAACGCCTTCACCGGCTCCTGCTTCAGGATGGCCACGTTCTCGGCAACCGGGTCTTTCGGCTTCAGCTCACCGGGCAGCTTGATGATTTCCGAGGCGTCTTGGATACCCAGTACCTCCAGCATCTGCCGGTGCAGCAGCCCCATGTCGTACAGCTGCGGGGCTTGCGTCGAGAGCTGGAGAGCCGCCTGATACTGCATGATGCGCTGCGCGGTGGTTGCTGCGTTGGGGTCCGACACCGGGATGATGTCCACGCCCGACCCGAAGTCCTCCGACCGGTCGAAGTCATCGTCGTCAAAGTAGTCGTACTGGGGCGACATGAAATCACCGATCACCTGAGCGAGCAGCCGGAGCTCCTGTTTCATGGCGGCGTGCAGGCGGTGCTGGATGCCCGACATAACCTTCATGTTGCGCTCGAGGAGCGCCAGTGTGGTCCCGACCGGGGCCTGCGCGCTCATATCGCTGACCTGCAGGTCCGCCATGGAGCTGATCCGGCGGCCTTCCTGCACCACGTTGCCCAGCAGCTGGTACAAGACCACACTTGGCTCTTTGTAGGGCATCGGGAACAGGGACTCGCGGAGCGACCCTCCCACGACATCCACGTCACGCCACTCGCCCGGTCTCAGGGGGCTGTTGTCCCCCTTGATGCGCAAGGACCGCGACTTCAAACCTGCAGGCAGGTTGGACAGAGTGCCGGCGTCGATCAACTGGCGGAGAATGGATGTGGCAGATTTCGTGAGGCCGCCCACAAGGTGCGTGAGACCCGTGCCATAAAACCCCATCCCCGGGAGGTAGGGGTAGTGGGCAAAGTGCAGCCGTTTAGTCATGGTCTCGTCGTCTTCGTACCAGTTGCGGTAGATGGCCAGCACCTTCTTGGAAGTGAGGTCGATAGTGACGACGTAGGGCCGGTCGATCTCTTCGGGGTCGTCAAACGGCGCCGGAAGCGAGATATCGACGTGCATCTCGAGCAGAGTGTGCCGCTCTTCGTCCTCGGTCGGGATATCCACGCCCGTGATCTTGGCGTAGGCCTCCTCGATGTCAGTGGTCTCCCGTGTGGGGCTGTCAAGGTCCTCGTCCAAGTAGAGCCCTGCCACCTGCAGCTTGCGCACCTCGTTGGAGGTGCGTTTCATCACGTGGGTGTATCGCGGGCAGTCCTCCAGCCCGGCGGCGCCGTAGGACACGACGAAGTCCTCGGCCTGCACGAACACTGACCGTGGCCGCTTCATGGATGGGTCGTAGTAGACCTTCTTGAACGCGGAGCCCGCCAGAGGCAGCTTGAACAGCATGCTCTCGGTCTCTTCGCGATATCCCGGCATGCGCTCGGTGATCTGATAGTTCAGCTCCTGCTCGACCCGCTTGGCCTGCTCGACCTTCTCCCGGGTCGACTTACCCATGATCTTGGTCTTGGCAGGGCCCCCGGAAGGCATCATCTCACCCATGGCCTGCGCTTGGAACCGCACGACCGCCTCGGCCAGCATGGGGTGGAACACGCCAGATGCGCCGTCCCACGGCTCCATGCGGTCCTCGATCTTCATCCCGAGCAGCTCTAGGCCTTGGATATACGCCTCTGCCCAGTCCGCGCGACTGCGGCGGTCCATCGTGAACCCGTCGATGAGGTCTGAAGCAAGCCCTGTGAGGTCGCCCTCGTCGACGAACTCCGCAAGGTTGGCGGAGTGCTCCATGCTCTCAGGGGGGACTTCCTTCTCATCGCCGAACTCTACGGTGACGCTGCCGTCCTCCTCTTCGATTGTGGTGGACTCCGGGGCAAGGAGTTCGATCTCCATCTCGGGCAGGTCTTCCTGAGCCAGAAAATCTGACGGCTGCATCGGTTTCTCAATCGCCATATCTCTTACCTCTGCTGGAACGACATGAACTGCGGGGGCGGTTGGAACTGCTGGCCCGCTCCGTTGGGCACGTTCTGTTGGCCGGATAAACTGGAAATTCCCGTACCCTTGCCTGACAGCCCCCCGCCTTTGCTGCTGCCCAGACTCGCCTCCAGATCACGGATCGTCATGTTCTCGAGCCCTATCTGGGCTTGCCTCCGGGTGGCGGCCTGCGCCGCAGACAGGGCGTCGAGGTTTGGGGTGTTTATGTTGACCTGCATGCCTGCGGGCGGAGCCTGCGGGGTCGCCATCAGTTCTTGGGACGGCTGCACCCTGTTCAAGAGCTGCGACCCGTACATCTGCTGGGCGCTGGGGAGCAGCTGCGCCAGCCCTTGCGGCATGCCCTGCGGGGGAGCGCCCCCGCCCGATGAAAACTCCATGGCTTACCCCTTCGGCGTGTGTGTTGGCCGCACTATAGCAGCAAAGTGGCCTTGAGCGGAAGTCACTTGCTGGGCTCCTCTTCCGGGGTGGTGACCGCGTACACCCGTTCGAAGTTCTTGATGCTGGCGTTGAGTATGTTGATCTCGGCTTTCACGAAGTGCGGGAGCTTGCGATGCGGCGTGTTCGCCCCGCTCTGGAGGAGCCTCCGTCGCCGCTTCCACAGTTCTGTGTATTTCGCCTGCGTCTCAATAGTAGGCTGCACGTTTCGGGACATATTCGGCCTCGTCCTCTTCCTCGTCTGTGGGCAGGCGGATGAACCCGCCCTGTCGGAACCTCGTGAGCGCCATTACTGCGGTGTCCGCGAGGTCGTCGTGGGCGCCAACCGGGAAACTCGCGATCTCCTCTACCAGCTCCTCGGCCCAACGGGTCGTCGGCACCCAGACGATGCCCGCTTTCACGATATCGGCCACGGCCTGCATGCGCGCGAACTTGTTACCTGTCCCGCGGTGGGGGGTAAACTCCTGCAGCATCATGCCTGTGCGCCTCAGTTCTTGAAACAGTGCCACCCCGGAGCTCTTTTTCTCCACGATGAACGCATCGGGCTCCCATTTGTCGTACATCTCCTTGGCAAGGGCCCTGAGTTCGGGGTATTCGACCCGGCGCCGCACCGCATCGAGCAGGATCAGGTTGTTTGTGCGGTCTTCCTCGTGGAAAAACACGCCCCACGTGGTGATCGCGGTGTAGTCGGCCTGCTCTTTCTGCTCCGCAGCAGCATCGAGTGCCATGATGACGTAGTCCACCTCTGGAGGCTCGGTTTCTGTCCATATCCGCCACCAATCCCGCTTTATGAGCGCTGAACCTTCCGCCGTGGGGTCCTGCTGGTACTGGGCGTTCCACTGGAACGTGGGCATCGAAGCCTGCGTGCGGCGCAAGGCTGTCAGATCGAAGAACGCGGGCCACAACGCCCTCTCCTTGATCGTCCCATCAGGCTGCTTGATCTCCATGATGGCTGGAAACTCGACCACCTCGTACTGGTCGGCGTTTTCGTTCTGGGTCATGTCCCGCACAACACGCCC